TCATTATTAGCCTGTGCAAAATTAACTGCTAATCTTTGCCCCTGTGCGCTTTGTACTTTTACAGCTTGATAATTAGCTCTTAAAAGATTTTGAGCTGTTTTATTTACTACTCTTGCATATAAATCCTGTGCTAATTTAGCATTGATATTTCCACCTTTAAAACCTATTTCACCAGTTCCTAATGTATCATTCCATACTATTTTACCAACTGCATTTGTATTTGTTGCTGTTGTATCTAATTGTAAATAATCACTTGTAATTCCTGCGGTATTAATAGCGTTTGTTGTTGTTGCTCCTAAATCAGTAACACTTTGTAAATCTTGACTACCTGCACCACCAGCTCCAACGTAAGACAAAGCACTCCATAAATTAGTGCCATTGCCTATTTTAAGCTTATAGGTTGCATTTGCTGTATCTTCAATGCCTATCTGTCCTTTTAATAAAATAGTTGTTGTATCAGCATTCCATTGAGCTGTTGTTTTAGTTAAATGCTGAATACTCCAATCTACTAAACCATTATCAACGTTACCTGTTTGAGTTCCTAAATCTTTAATTCCAAAGATATTTAAAACCACATCTGAAAATGATTTTAACTTCAATACTCCGTTTAATATTTTAAGTTTATATGGTGTCATGAAGTTCTTATTGTAACGTGATTTTCAAAAATAATTTTATCAGTAATTACTGAATAAATAATGTTATTTGTATCTTTTACTTTTACATCATATAAAAAAGAACCAACTAAACTAACATTTGCTGAAGTCATATTAAATTCTGTAATACCTTCTAAAGCTGTTACATGTGAGCTTGTACTCAAACTAATTATAGCTTGAGCATCTGTGTCTTCATATCTTTTTTTAACAGTAAAAAAGCAAGTACATCCTGTTAAATTAAATGCAGTGCCATCTTCAGAAAATATCTGAATTTTTACTGGATATGTATCACCAACAATCCTTCGGATAACCACAGAACCCCCTTCCTTTTTTAATTAATTTTTTTTGCCCTAATTGTCTAATGTTTTGTTCTTGCATCAATTCTCTTTTATCGTAAGTGTCATAAAAGTTATATTGCACACCGTCATATGTATAATTGTCATTAAACAATTTATCTTTTAATTTATTCAAATAAGCATTTTTTTTGCTTTGAACATCACCCATTAATTCAGCACGTCTTTTATCACTTACTTCTGTGCTTGTATCTTCATTGTTTTGTCTTATTCCATACTGACTAACATTCGCACCATGCCATAACAAAAAACGATAATAAGAACCTAAAACCAAAAATGGCTTTATGTATTCATTAAATAAAGCTGTTAATTGTGGCTTAGTAGATAAATTATCCATTAAGTCAGTATAAAAAGGTTCACTAACCCATGATTCAAATTCTACTTCCTGTGTATCACGAATATGAATATCTAAGTCAGAATCTTTTATATTCTTACTTATTCTGCAATAAGCATCAAAGTCGCTTTTAATTATTAGTGGTTTGTATGCCATTGTTTTGATTTAAAGGTTCATAACCAGCTATTTCTCTACGTTCATCAATAGTTAAATCTTTTAAAATTTCTCTATCAATAAATTTAATTGGTTTTAATTGTGTCATAGTAAATTCTAATTGCGGGTAACATTGTTGTAATGCATCACTAATTAGATTTTGTAAAACCTTTACACGATTATTAAAAAGTTCAATATTATCAGCTATTATATTAGTTGAAAAACCAACGTTACCACCTAAACCAATTAAAAATGGTGGCACACCAAAAGCCCTTGCAACTTTTTCAGCAACTCTTTTTGTACTATTTTCAATTGCATTTAAAATTCCTTCATTACTCAATGGCTGGTAAACTGCAAGTTCCTCTTTTGTTTTAGCTTGTAATATTAAAAGTTTTTGTCTTCCACTTGCGCCTGTTTCATCTTTTACATTTCCTGTAAATTGTTCTAAAGTAGCATCTAAATAATCTTGTTGTGTCATTCCGTTTTCATCTTCCTGTGTATTATCATAGTTTCCTACTATGTTTAAAATACCACTAGGCAAAAATGAATTGGTAACTGATTCAAGTTCATATTTACTATTCTCACTATCTGTATTTATATCTTCTATTGCACTATAAAAAGTTGGAATAGGATAATAGTTTTTCATTGGTTTTTTCCTAAAATAATAAAGGATTTCACCAGTATTTTCTCCCCATTCCATTACATGTTCACGTAATTCATCAGGGCTTATTTCAGCTCCATAAAATGCAGGAAATTCTTTGTCTTTTTCCTTTTTATATTTTGCAGTTCCAAAAGTATTATTAACAATAAAAGTACCTCTATCTGTTTTTCTTATTTGCTCAAAAGGCACAATTTTTAATTCACTTACTTTTCCATTTAATCCACGCATAACATAAAGTGATACCGCCTGAAAAGGTGCAACGTAACTTGTTATTTCAGAAATTAATTCATTAAATGTTTGCTTTTCATTTATCTTAAAATTTCCTAATTGCTCATTAACTAAGCCATCTGCATAAATATATTGACTAAGTACATCAATACAAGCTGTTGCAGTTCCGCTTTCATCTAATTGAGCTATTAACTTTTGTGGAAAAGCATTGTCTGCACCGTATTTTATTAAGTCGGTGTTATTATCCTTATAGATTTTAACAACACGATTTTTATACGTTAAAGTGCGTGGTTTAAACATGATTTCAAATTTAAGTTTTAATATATTTCTTTAAAGATAGTTAATATAAATCTTTATAATCAACCCACTTGTTTAATATAGTACTTTGATTAGGTGGATGTAAAACAAGTTTTTCTTTTGTTTTAAACCATTTTAATGATGGCATTAAACCTGCAATATAAGTATCAATTTGTTTTTCCTCTTTTTCAATTGTTTCTAAAATTATTGGAATAGCTTTTTTATTTACAATGTAACCATAACCGCCCCAACTTGCAAAGCATTTATTTAACATTATTGAATAATTAACTGTGCTTCCATTTGGTGTATAACCACCTAAATGAATCCCATCCCAGTCTTCAGGCAATTCTTTTAAACAATCATTTAATTTATTAATAAAATCTTCTGTAAAATCAACGTCATCTTCTAAAATAAAAACACTCTCCAAATTTTCATTCAAAGAGTGCTGAAGTATTGCCATGTGACTGCGAAGGGTTGCTATTTCAGTCGGCAATAAAAAACCATTATGTTTTATATTTTCACTTTCGGTTGCCTTCCACGTTTGCGCTTTAATTCCTGCTCTTTTGGAATTTCTGTTAAATTGTTTTCTTCTATCTGAAGAGGATTGTAAGTTAATGCAATAACATTTTCCGATATTTGCTCGAAAGTTTTTTTTTCTTCCTGTAATTGTGCATCATATAAAGGGTTCAATTCAATTAAATGACTTTGTCCAGCAATAAACATTAAGTTAGCAAAATAATCATTAAAGTTTAAATGATTTACTAAAACATCATTTCCTGACTTATCCTTAGTGATAATATCACAATGAATAAAATCTTGCTTAATTCTAAATTTTAAATTCATATTCTTTTTAAAATAGTTAAACCATTATTATTTGTATATTGTCTGTAAATATACCATTCTTTATTTTCATTTAAAAATTCCTCAATTGCTGGAATTAAACCTTGTTTTTCTTCTTGCTTATAGTTTTGCATGATTTCAGGAGTTTGCCAGTCAGTCGGTTCATCAATTTTCCCGTAAGTAGTTGTATCATGTAATACAATATATTTTTTCGCTTTTTTCCCATGTTTAAACAATTCTTTTTTTAATTGAGTGTAAATATGTAATGTATCAATAAAAAGTAATTCTGTTGGCTCTATTTTAATTTTAAGCGTATCAGCTTGAATAAATTTCCAATTAGGATAAACTTTTATAGCCTCATCAATATTTGGATGAACATGTAAATCAATTCCAACTAAAACACTTGGATTTCTATACATAAAAGCCCATGTACTTACAACAGAACGAACACCCATTTCTGTAATATGTGAACATTCTTTTGCTAAATCATAAAGTACCTCTAAATGTTCATTTATATCACTTGGAGTTCTACAAGCTTGTTGGAAATTGTCTCTAATTAATAATTGATTCATATTGCTTTTTTATTTCATTTACTTGCTCTAAAGGTAAATATTTTTCTATTGCATGATAACCTAAAGTTCCTAAATTAAATTGAGTTTCACAGCTAAATTTATTTGCTACATGAACTGGTGCTAAATTTAATTTTAAAACATTACATCCCCATGCAAAATAAACATCCTCATTAATATCATTTTCAGGATTGCAAACTTCTAAAACTTTTAACATTGCTGATTTGTGTCTAAAACTTAAACCACCATTACCAACAAAAGGATAAAAATCCCATACAGCACCTATATAATCATATTCATAAAAATCTTCAATACCTTCTCTTAATAGTCTGCTATCTTCTTGAAAAATTAATATATTTTCTTCTTTAATTTTATTCCAAAAGTTTATTGATTTTAAAAGCTTATTATATCCTCTAATATCATTTATTTCTACTACGTGAAATTTACAGTTAAGCATTTCTTGTAAATGCCTATTATCTTCAGAACTAAATATGTAAAGCTTTGTATACTTAGGTAAATAAAATAAATGTTCTGTAATTACTTGATATAAACTTAATCTTCTTGTATCTACTATAACAGCTGCTAATTCATGCATAATTCAATTGTATAAAATTTACATTTCCAAACTTCAAAAATCCCATCATAAAAATGATAAACTATCATATTAAAGTTTTATCAAAGTTATGATGTTTTTTTAAAAATTCAGGCAAATTATTTTTATTATATTTTACAGCGTTCCAAAGATTAAATGAAACTGGATGTAAATCACCAAAATTATTTTCAGGTGTCCATTTATAAAATATCTTTTCTAAATAGTCCTTTTTAATTTCACTTGCGTGTCCAAAGCATGAATATTTATATTCCATAATCGCTTTACTTTGAGCTGTGCTAAAATGATAAATGGTTAAAGGGCAATTTATATTCTGTAAATTATTATGATTATTTAAATTTTCTATTCTTATTGGTCTAAATCCGTCTAAACAAATATAATTAAAAGACCGCCAAAAATTAAGATAACCTTTTATACCATAATATCTTTCAGGATTTGTATAAGCGTATTTTAAAGCTATTTCTATTTCAGTTGGCTCAAATACCTCATCCGCATCAATTGTTAGTATTAAATCAAATCCCTGTGAATACTTATATCTTACTTCTCTATGCTGCCATTCAGCTCCGTAAAATGTAGCCTCATCCCAAATTAATTTATTTCCTAAAGTTTCTTCACAAACTTTCCTAATATCTTCAGCCTTATCTGGGCAATCTAAAATAGTTTTATATCCATGTGAAGGTTTATGAACATAACTTATTACCATCCCATCTACATGGTCTCTAATTGATAATAAACTTTCTTTTAAATATTCTAAACCATAATGAATGGTCATAAATCCTAAAACTTTCATTGTGATAATTTTATTATATTTTCTACTTGATGTTTAAATGTATTTCTATTTAAAACTAATTCTTGCCCATTGTAAGCAATTTGTTTTCTTTCATCTTCATTTTGTAAATAGTAATCAACCTTGTTGTTTAAATCTTCTATTGAATCAAAATAAACTAAATGCTTATAATTTTCATAATCCTCTTCCATTTCAGGATGCTTATAAGATAAACAAAAAGCACCACTTCCTAATATTCTTAAAAGCCTATCTGAATTGTAACGAGCTACATTATAATGGCTACAATTAATTGCAATTTTACATCCTCTATACCATTTAGCTTCTTCATATTGTGAGTGATTAACATTACCATTTCCTTTTAACCAACCACTACCAAATAAACCAAAAGAACTTAATTTGTTTTTTAAGTTTTCTGCTATTTCAATTCTAAATTGACTAAATGGAAAATAACCAGCGCCATAATTATTAGCCATAAACAATACCTCATAATCAGTATAAGCATCGCCAAAATTATTGTAAATGTTTTCATCATAACCAATTTCCAAGTATTTACTGTCATATCCTAATTTATTTAATTCTCTTACATCTTCCATGTTACTAAAAGCTGTTAAACTAACAAAAGGTGCAGCATCAATCATCCATTGTGGTACACTATTTCTTTTGTCTCCAGTCCAATTAATAACAAAAGCACCATTACTTTTTAAATAGTCAAATGTTTGATTTGCTACTATATTTTCAGCTTGTATTTGAAAAAATACAATATCAGGTTTGCATTCATTAAACTTTTGTAAAATCTTTACATTTATATGTTGTTCACCTGTACTTAATTCAAAATAATTTTCACTTCCTAAAACATTTTTAAATGCTTTTTGAAATCCGTTTTCTATTTCAGAAACACAAAGTCCTATGTGTAATAATTTCATTAGTGATGAGGAAATATAAAATGGTAAGGTTCGCTTATTCTATCTATTGATTTATATGTTCTATGATTAGATAAATGCAAATGAATTGAATGTATTGTTTTTGAAGGATTAAGTACATTATAGCCAGCTTGTTTTAATTCCCATGCAATTCTATTATCACATCCAGCAGTTCCTAAATTATAATTTCCATCTTGTATTTTTTTTACTGCTCCATTAAATACCCAAGCATCCTGACTATCTTTTCTATCAAATAAAACTGCAAGTCCATTTTCTTGGTAATCCCAGCGACTTAAAGCATAACAGTCATCTTCTCTCATAAAACGAGAAAATAAAATTGTTTCATTAAAATAAATATCACTATTTGCTATTACATTAATGCAATCAGCGTAATCATTTGTAAGTTCAAATATCTGTTTATATGTTAATCGTTCTGTTAAGCTAAAAACCTTATTAAAATGCTTTAAAGAATGGTTTAATTTAGAACACGCATCAATTTCCTTTTGTCTTTCAGGATTATCTTGTTGGTAGTATTGAACAAATAAATTAAGTGGCTTAAATTCATATTCACCATTTATTGCTTTTCTAAAATAGTTTTGAGCTTCCAATTTTATGTTGTTTTCTTTAATCCAATTTGTCAAAAGCATAACACCCTCTGTTACGCATGATGAGCAATTTATATTCACTGCATGATTGCATAAAGTTTTACATAATTCAAATAATTCATTTAATCTTTGTTTTGGATTATCTAAAACTGATTTAACTTTATTTATTAATTCACTATTCATCTAATAAATCCAATTCTTTTAATTTACTTTTGCTCCAATTTAAACCTGACTTGCCACCCCATAATAAATATGAAATTGTGCCACAAGCCTTTGTATCATTTTCATTATAATAAACTTCTGCCCTACTTAAATAAGAATACATGCGTTGTATAACATCTATACTTATCTTTTCTTTTTGACTGAGTTGCTGCGCTCTTTTTTTCCCGACCAAAGTGGCGCACTTATTATTTACAGCTTCATTTAATTCAATTCCTCTTTTAGCATTATTTGAAACGCTATCAGGATAATCGTTATAAGATTCTTGTGCGTAATATTCCTCTTTTAATTTAGCCTTTGTTAAGCAAACAGCATATCTTTGTTCATTGTCAGGAAATTCTTTATTCATTTGTGAATCGCCCATGCATCGAGTTAAAAAATCTTCTCTACTTTCATTAGGTCTTTTATCAGGCATGACTAAAATTTATACCAACAAATATAAATAAAAAAGCCCCACTAATGTGAGGCTCTTAATAATTAATTTTATTAATTAGGTTAAAGCATCTAAGTAAGCTTGGTTTGTTGCTAAACTTGCAGATGCATTTACTCTAAAGATATTTGGTGCAGTTGTTTGTTCTCCGCTTAATGTAATCATGTAAGCAGTTGAATCATTTAACAATATCCCCGAACCGCCTTCGCCTGCTGTTGCGTTTAATCCCTTATCTAAACCTAAAACATAGATTTTAGAATCATTGCCTTCCATGAAAACAACAACATCATCAGCATTTGCTAATTGATTAAGTGTTTCAAGTTCTGAAGGTGTTGAATAATACAATGCCATCATAGCTTGATGGTTAAATGTATTAATGTTTTCACCTGCTGTTAAAGGAAATGCAAAAGAATTTTTATCACGCTTTCCGGTGAATGTATATAATTTAGAAGGTAAAGAACCCACAGTACCCATTGAAACAGTATTTACATAACCGTTTGAATCTTTAGTGTAAGTAATATTTCCTTTTAAGCCTATCCAAACACGTTTATTAACACCACCTACTTTATTAAGTGCGTCACATGCTGGGTTTATTCCGCTTATTAAGTCATTACAATTTGTTGCCATTTTTTTATTTAATTAAATTGTTAAGGGAGTGTTTCCACTCCCATTAAATTAGAATCCTGCGAAAACGTTTAATTCACCGAATGCATAGTTATAACCAGCTTTGTAACGTAAACGTGTGTAGTTTTTGTCATCTGTTTGGTCATACCACATTTGTACTTGTGAAGTTGAAGTCAAAGTATCAGTTGCTAAGTAGTGATTATCAGCTTTTGTTAAGATTGCACGATAAGGTGTTGCTGCTGCTGCTGGTGAACCAGTTGCGAAATCAGTTGCAATATATTTATCTAAAACTCCTAAAGATACCATTGGAATACCTCTATAAGTTACACCACTTAAACCATTAACTAATGCTGCTCTTTGCTCAACAATACCGTATGCAGTTGATGAAAGATATTTAACCCAAGCTTTATAAATATTATCAGTAACTAATAACACTTTTTGAGAATCTTCAATAAACTTTAATTCGTATGGTTGAACATCATAAATTTTAGAATCTAAAGTATTTACAATATTCGAAGTATTAATATCACTTGCTGAAACAGTACCACCATAAACAGTACCATCACCTGCTAAATAACCAGCTTTAATCTTTTTAAACACACCATCAAATTGAGTGTAATCGCTATTAGATAAAGTTGTATCACCTAAAAACATTACTCTAAATAAATCACGTGCCGCAGCTTCTGCAACTTTTTCAAGAACGTAAGCTTCAATTTCAGTTCCTGTTAAGTCATTAATATCAGCGCCTTTTTTACGTACGATTTCTGCAATTGTAGAATCAAATACAGCTGCACATTGCTCTAATTGTGCTTGCATATTTGCAACTGACAAAGTGAAAGATGAAACTGCAATACCAGTTCCTGTTTCTGTATTTTGACAAGTTGTAAATTTTTTTGTGATTTTATCCAAATAGTTATCCTTGTACATAATCTTATTAGATTGTACATCCTCAACTAATTGAAATCCTAATTGGTCAACTCTTGCATAACCAGCAAGTTTTTTCATAACCAATTCTCTAAATTCTGATTGTTTACCTGTATAAGTTGTAAACGAAGTAACTACTGCCATTTTGTTTTAATTTTTAGTTTTTAATTATTGTTTTTTATTTTATTAATTGCCCATGCTCCAAATGAATTGTCGCTTGTAGCTTCTTTTTTAGTAAAGTCTTGTTCACTTGCTTGGAAGTTTGAACCCTTACCAATAACCACTTTTTTTAGTGATTCAAATTCGTTTTTAAATGCATTAAATTCTGTTTCCGCTTTTGATTTTTCAGCTTTTACTAATTCTAATTCAGAAGTTAAATTTGCTTTTGTTGATTCCAATTCAGCAATCTTTGCAATTAAATCTTCCATTTTAGTTTCTTCCTCACCTTCATGCTTTTTAGCTTCAGCTTCAATAACTTCAGCAACCACTCCACCAGCTATTTTAATTACACGACCATTTGCATCTGTATAATCCCCATCAGGTGCTGGAGTTTCATTTCCATCAGCATCTAATAAATAAGCTGATTTGCCTGTTAAATCCTCTGTTTCAGATTCAACGTATAATAATACTTCATTTCCTTCCGCATCTTTAACTGGCATTTCCATGTTCAAAGTAACACCATTTATCAATGCAGCTAACTTCGTGAATCCTCTTTTAATCCACGATACTGATTGTTCGTTTTTATTCATTTTTATTTGTTTTGGTTTGTTTTCTGTTGCTACAAAAGCAACTAATTTATAAGGTGTATAATTTACACTTGTTGATATTATTTCATTTGCAAATCCTAATTCAATAGCCTGTGTGCTTGTTAAATCAGTTGCCTTTTGCATTAATGGTTCTAATTCCTCAACTCCTTTTCCTGTTTGTATAGAATAGAAATCTAAAATCTTTTTTTGTTCAGCTTGTAAACTTTCACCTAAAGTAATTAAGTCATCCGCTTCCATTGGAGTTGGTGAGTCAGGTTGCCAATATGGATTGTGAATAAAGAAACGTGAATTTTCATGTAACTTTCTATAATCACCAGCCATAAAAATAATGGTTGCAATTGAACCAACCATACCTTCACCTATTGTAGTAATTTTTTTACCGCTTGTTTTTGGTTTATCATAAATAGCCCACCCTTCAATAACAGAACCCCCACCGCTATTAATGTAAACATGAATGTCTGTTACATCGCTTTCTAAAGTATCTAAAAAACGTTTTAAAGCTGCTAAACTAAAGGTTTCTGCACCTGAAAATAATGAAACCATATCACTACCTCCAATGTAACCTTCAATATTTAATTTAGCTATTTTCATATTATTAGTAAATTTATTCAAAGGAAAAAAATTAAATTTGTTTTTTATTATTAGTTAATATAAAATGTCAAAAAAACCAAAGAACTATAAAGTGTATCAAGTTTGTTTAGGCTCAACTACTTTGCATAAATTTGAATGTGATTTAGTAGATAGTGAACAAAGAGCTTCAGCAAAAATTCGTGATATATTAAAAGATTATTATAAAGACAAAGAACCTTTTGGATGGAAGGATTATGTTAAAAAGTTAAAGTGAACTAACGTTTACCGCCCTTTGTACACTGTTCTGTGTTTTATTTATATCAGTTACTCTTACAACTGGATTAGGCATACTTTCAATAAATTTTTGCATCATTATTTGGTTTGATAACATGTTTGAAGTTTCCATTCCTGCACTTCTTCCTGTAAAACCACCATCAAACATTCCACTTATATGTGGCATTGGATTACTCATGCCTAATCTCATTCCTTCTAATTGTGAAGCTAACATTGAACCCTTTTGAGTATTTAAAACTCGTGATGGCACTACATATTCATCTTTATGATATGTATAAGATTTACTTCCTAAGTTACTTGATACTTCATGCGGATTTCCTTCACCTGTATAACCACCTTCCTCAAAAGAATTAATTAATTGCTTTGCTTGTACCATGTTTGAAGTAATGGTAACTAAACCAGCTGCTAATTTTGCGTAAGCTGCTAAACCACCAGTCATAACATTATCAGGTGAAGCTGGAGAAAATGAAGTTGCTGTTAAATTTGAAATTGCTAAACCTGTATTTGCTGCTATATTAATTAATGCAGCCATCTTTGCAAATGCAGCTTGTTGCTCTTGGTCTTTTGCAAGTAAGGCACCTAAATTTAAAATTACTTGTGCTGTATCGGTAACTGATTTAATTTCTGAAGCCCTTATTGCAGCTTTTTCAGCTTCTTTTTGTCTTAATAATTCAACTTCTTGATTAGCGTATTTTGCAACTATTTCTTGATACTTTAAAGAGTTTTCTTCTAATCCATAAAGCTCTTGCTCCCTTTGTAAATTAAGTAATTCTTGCTTTGCTTCAAACTGAGTTTCTAAAGTAGTCATGGCATCGGAAAAATTAACCTCATTCCATGCCTGTTCCTCTTCTATAATTATGTTTTGTTGTGTTTGCCTTGCTTCAATATCTTTTTGAAAAGCTTCATCTTGTAATTGTTTTTGATATTCAATTTGCTGTTTTTCCAAATCCAGCATTTTCGCATTGAATTCAACTTGAGCTTTGTATTTTTCTTCGTCTGATAACTCTTTATTTTGTAAGATTAAATTTAGATTGTATTTTTCAAGTTCAATTTCTTCTTCAAACGCTACTTTATTTATTGTTTTTCTCTCAATTATTTGAGCTTCTAAATATGCAGTCTCTTCTTTTTGGTTTCTTTCAATAGAAGCTTTTTGAATAGTATTTACATTTTGTAAATATTCTTGTTGCGCTTTTATTTTTTCACCATTTGATTTTTCATTATCTTTTAATATAGCATTTAATTTAAATTTTTCAAGTGCTATTTCTTCATTAATTGAATCTTGATTTAAATTTTTCTTTGCTAAAATTGCAGCTTCTAATAATGCAACTTCATTATCATATCTTTTTTTAGCTATATCTTCAAAATCTTTACTATTTTTTTTCTCTGTTTCTTTTTGTTTTTCGCTTGTAATATTAAAATCCTTATCAATTTGCTCTGACTGTTTTAATAAATCTTTAGCTAAATTATTTATTACATTTGATTTATTTTTTGCATCAGTTTCAATTTTTTTAGTATTATTTATTTGAGCGTTTACTAAACCTTCAGAAGCTGAGCCAATACCAAA